AAGAAGTATGACACAGGAACTAGAACTAGAGTTGTTGTTTGGAGCAGATATTGGGGTTCTCTTGTACTTGTTACAGGAGTTCCCCCAATACTGCAAGGAACTTCCAGAGGAAAAGCAGAAGGAATATGTACGACTTATTCTAGAACTTGATAAGTTCGTTGCTATACATAGGACAAGGACCAATGACCTTATAACCCTAACAGGAAAGATAGAAACCGCTAGGATGGAATATAAGAAGTTAAAGGATAGGAACCAAGACCTTGACAAAGAGGTAAAGGAACTGAATACCTTGAATTCTAAATTGATGGATGAGTACTTTGATAACGGAGGTACTCCAACCCAAACACCCCTATTACCCTAGTGGTCCCCTATTATTATAATAGTATTACTTATTATAATAGTTAATTATTATAATAGTAATCTTTACTATACTATTATTAACCATAGTAATTTTGACAAAGTATGAAGATTTCACAAGGGATTTTAAAAAAACATTTCCCAAGCGACAATCGCTTTATCCATTATGTTCTCCGTAAGAATGGGCGAGTGGTGCGTAGCGATGAAACCATCCTATCTGTAAGGCACAAAGCCCTAGTCCAAGTGATACGAGCCGCCAACAAAGAGAAGGAGTTCGATGACGAGGCGCATATCACTAACTATATTATGTTGGCTATAGACAGAGCGTATTGTGGGGTTCTACGAGATTCCAATCTACTGAAGAACAATCTCCCCATCCGTAGTTATTCCGACTACACAGATGACAACGAGATGAACGACACAACGCTCTATGATGGGAACATAATTGATGAGACACATTATGACAATACCATAGAACATATCCTGGGATTCATTAAGAATATATCTACACCATTGAGGTATGATTATTTTCATAAGAGGTACATCGAGGGATACAATCCAACAGAGATAGCAAAACTATATGGCGTTACCCAACAAGCCGTAAGTTTCCAGTTGTCAAGACTAAAAGATGACATTAAAAAACATATCCACCTCCTTGATATTTAAATGAAATTTGTCAAGGATAGAACAAGAAAGCATTGAGAGACAATGCCTTTAATTCAAATCACAAACCTATGAGTAATTTCAAATTCAAAACCACGAACATCAAAGGGAAAGAGTATGTCGAGGTCAATCAGCGAGTGCTGTTCTTCCGCAACGAGGAACAATACAGTGGATGGTCTATGACTTCCGAGATTCTCCACTTGACAGATGAGTCTTGCGTAATCAAGGCTACCATCCGCAACGCTGAAGGGGCAGAGATTGCCTCGGGCATTGCACAAGAGGACAAGTCCTCCTCTTATATCAACAAGACCTCCTTCGTAGAGAACTGCGAGACTTCAGCCTGGGGTCGTGCGCTAGGAAACCTAGGGATTGGAATAGAGACATCTATCGCGTCTTCTAACGAGGTTTCAATGGCGATTGCGAAGCAGAGCATTCCCGATGAGAGAAAGCCCCTCACAGAGGCTCTAATCGCTTCAATGAAGAAGGCTGTTAAAGATGGTAAGGGAGACCAAGTTCGCCAAGCCCTCAAGGACAAGTATGTTGCCGATGAGAAGACCATCAAGGCTATTCTCGGATGAGGCGTATACAAAAGACCTATCTATCAAATGAGACATTCTTCACCATAAGAATAGAGAATGACCCAGACGAAGAAGGTGTGCATATCCTTCAAGAGTTTGGAGACCAAGAGGTCTACCTTATGACTCTAGATAACACCGCGCTTGTAGAACTTATATATCAATTAACTTCAATGCTAGATGACTGAGGAAAAATTTAAAGATGACAAAGAGTATTATTCCGACAGAAGTTATATGTCGAATAGTTCTCTTAAACTTCTACGAGAATCACCTACAAAGTTTAGCCTATGGCGGGAGAACAAATGGAACTATCCAAATGCATCCTTCTTCGCTGTAGGTTCCGCGCTCCACGCTCTCTTCCTAGAGGGCAAGGAGACGGCTTTGGTATACGAGGGTACACGAAGAGGAAAGGAATGGCTGAAGTTCTCCGAAGAGAATGAGGGTAGAGATATCCTTAACCCTAGAGAACTGAACTGCGTACACGATATGTACGACAAGTTAAAGCACAGCCCCAAGGTAATGGAACTGATGTCTAACTTCCGCCCCGAGGTTCCCGCTACAGGGGAACTGATGGGTGTGCCTCTAAAGGGCAAGGCTGATGCTCTGATTCAAGACTGGAATGGTTCCTATCTTGTCGACCTAAAGACCACCGCAAAGAGCATATCTGAATTCCAGAAGGGAGCGAGATATATGCTATACAATCAGCAAGCAGCATTGTATAAGTACCTCTTTGAAGTGGATGACTTTTATTTCGTAGTAATCGAGAAGGAATTCCCGTATGAAATTGGAATCTTTAAATCTTCAGACCGCTTTTTAGAGAGTGGGCTGTATGAACTCAAGACATCCATAGAACTTTACAAAAGACTATTTATAGATGGAGAATACAATCGCTACTACACAGCAGAGTATGAATTATAATGCATTCCAGAACAGAGCATTGGTATGTGTGTGTTCTGCGCTAGATGTAGATATGTCTGATGTAACTTCTAACTCCAAGCGTAGAGATGTCGCGAATGCTAAGAGCATCTATTGTGCGATTATGCTAGAGCGAGGTTATACGAAGAGTGAAGTTGCTAGATATCTAAATGCTGACAACAGAACTGTATACCATTACATTGAGTCGCACAAGTTGCGAATAAGTGAGGATGGATACAGGACTGCGTATGATAAAGCACTTGTGTTTTTGGATACTTATGCTAAGGATATAACAGACTATGACCACGCCATCAATGACTTGCGGAAGATGGTTATGGAATTACAACGCAAGTACGAACATTTAAAGGAACTCTTATTAAATTAATTATGTCACAAGAACAACGTCAGTTTCTCGGAAAAATCAAAGTAGTAGAAACAAAATACGGCAACATCGTAAAGATTGCATTCGGACCTAACGACTTCGAACTCCTTGCTAATTCAAAGAATGAAAAGGGATGGGTCAATCTAGAGATGAAAGACAAGCGTGATGGAGGTAAGTATCTCCAGATTCAAGGCGAGCAGAAGTCTGCTCCTCAGCCTGTAAACTCACAAGAAGATTTTCCTTTCTAAGTGGTTTGTGGTTATTTCAATTGGTAAGGACAGAGAGGGGGCATTTGCCCCCTTTCTTATCTAATATAATCTCATATGTATAGTTACAAAGTACCCATACACTTTTATCAAGAGGAACGCAAAGTCCTACAGAAAGCCATCAACTACCACGAGGCTGAACTAGGAAAGATGTATAAAAGAGTAAATGAAATTAACAAACTTCTAGAAGGAGATGAGCGAAGAGAGACAGCAGATATTCCATCACAAAGTTTCGGTGTATTGGAAGAAGAGAGTCGGTAACGGATACTCCAACCACTACCGAGGCAACAAGACAAGACCTTATGAGTTTGTCAGCAGAGCCAAGACCCTAGAGGATATGAACTCCAACCCGGAGCTGATGTTCCAGATGATGAATCATATGGGGATTGCAAACACAAAAGTGTACGACTTTCACGTCATAGAAATATACGAGTCCAAACCGCTAGGTGACTCCTTCTATTACAACGAGAGTGACTACGATAAAGAATTCAAATAACCACAAACTATGTCCACACTTAGAGAATTTATCTTCGATGCCGAGGCCCTTCGGGACAGCATCATTAACCTCCGAAATGAAGGAGTAAAGAAAGGCTGTTGGACAGGGTTCGATTCCCTGTCCGATAAGTATTCACTCAAGAAAGGTAGCACCACCTACATCTATGCTGGAGCGCACCAAGGCAAGTCGCAGTTCACCTTTGAACTGATGATGAACCTTGCTCAGTATGAAGGATGGAAATGGGCAGTCTATTCCCCCGAGACGGGTGCGCCCGTAGAAGTGTTTGCAGAACTCTGTTGGGTCTATCTCCGTAAACCACTACTTGTCAACGACAAGATGATGGCTACAGATGAAGAGGCAGAAGCAGCCATTAAGTTTATCTCAAGCCACTTCTACATTATTGATAGCGGTCTCAAGGACTTGAGCATCGAAGGTTTCTATTCTGCCGTAGAAGAGATTGAGGAGCGATACGAACTCAAGATTGACGGCTGTTGCATTGACCCATTTACAGAAATCAAGACAGATATCTCCCAAGGTATCCGCGATGACATTGCTATTGGTCAAGTGCTAACTCGTATCCGTAAGCATTCCGCAGAGAATGACTACCATACTATCGTTACTGTACACACCAAACACCAACAAGCAAAGTACAAGAACGGAATCCCCTATGTGGATGTGCCTACTATGAATGATATCGCGGGTGGTATGCAGTGGTCCAGAAAAGGAATGATGGTCATCAACATATGGCGTTGTCCCTATGGTATGGAAGATGAGGAGGGAATACCCTACGAACCTAACCAAGTGAAGATATCGGTAGTCAAAGCCAAGCCTAAGATTGTAGGCAAACTAGGAAGCGTTTACCTTTACTACGATAAGATGAAGAACCGATATTACGAAATGGATGGAAACGGAAAGAAGCAATACGCCCGACCTCAGTTTGGCTAGGGATATCAAGAGAGCCTGGGGGAATGTACTTATAGGATACTTTAAGTTCAATGTCCCCCAGATTTCTTCTTGCGATATCGCTGATAATGGTAACTTAATAATCAACGGAAACGAATATAAGTTTGATGTGCAAGACTATACTGGACACGCTGAGAAGTATGTATTTTTTAA